AATGGGTTAAGACGTAAAAACAAACCCTGGCCTGGTGCCAGTGACGCTCACTTCCCTTTGTCTGATACCGTTATCCAACGGTTAGCGCCATTTTACTTTCAGCAAATGTTTGCTACTGACCTGATCGCGCAATTCACGCCGATCAGGGACAAGACCACCGCTTACGCCAATGCCGCGGCACAGTGGTTTGATTATCATTTAAAGCAAAAGAGCAATATCGAGACTGAAATCCTCGCTACTATTGATTTTATGCTTATGGCGGGACGGGGAGTGATCAAAACCTATTGGGATCACGAAAATGAAAAGCTCGTTTTTCAGAACGTCGATCCGCAACACATTATTGTACCGAGTTGGACCCGGAACATTACTGATGCGGATAGGATTATCCATGTTCAGCACTATTCGGAGGAGGCTTATCGTCGTAATGAGCTTTTTATCCAGAATGATGAACTGATTAAGCGCATTAAAGGCGCTGGAACAGATGTCCGGGGGGATAACCAGAAGATCCAGGCTCAGTACCAGCGTGAAGGGTTAACTTTCAATGAAGAGGACTACATTATCGTTTGGGAAGCGTGGTCCAGGAATGATGAGGGCAATTGGGTGTGTGAAACCTTCAGTCCATTACGTCCTGAAGAGGATGTCCGTAAACCATACGCTTTAGGTAAGGAATATGGCAACAAACCACCCTTTAGCCAGTTTGAGTATGAGGTAAAGGATGGGCGTTGGTATTCCCCCAGGGGAGTTACAGAGATTGTAGCGGTACATGAGGCTGAGTTGACCAAGCTACTGAACGAAAAGAATGATTACATGACACTGGTCAACCGGCCTCTGTTCCGTTCCGCCCGTGAGATCCCTAATGCTGCTAACCTGAAATTTTCACCGGGCCAAATACTCCCTTACGACATCCAGCCGATTGCAATGCCGGCACCGCCGGTTTCATTTGATCAATCAATGATGTTCAGCCGGGAAATTGCCGAGCAACGGGTTGCTACACCTGACTTTGGCATGTCTCAGTCACTGCAAAACACTGAGCGGCGTACAGCGACAGAGATTAACCAGATTTCAAACCTATTCAGTCAGAGTTCGGATTTGCGTTTGCGCATATTCCGAATGGGATTAGGCCGACTTTACAACTGCGCATGGATGCTGCTCAAGAAGCATAGCAAATCCTCACTGGATTATTGGTACGAAGATACAGTGAGGGAACTTAACCCGGAAGCACTGTCAGAATCCTACCACATTAAGCCTACTGGGAGTGCTGATGGTGTTAACCGTGACTTTATCTACACCCGTGCGGTTAACCGCATGCAAATGTTTGTTAATGATCCGTTTATCGACCAGGGCGAGCTTCGTAAGTCTGTTCTGGAAGCTGATGACGTTGCGCTGGTTAAGCGCCTCTTCATGGACCCTGAATTGAAGATGGCAGACCAGGCAGAGGACCAGGCAAACGAATTAACCTTTATGCGCCTCGGATTCCCGGCAGTGGTCAAGGAAAGCGACGATCACGCCACTCATATCCGAACAATTTTGGGATACATTCAGTTGTCATCCCAATCAGGCCGGCAAGTTGAACCTATGGAGATGCAAAGACTCCAGGAGCATATCCAAACGCACCTGGAGCTACTCCGTAAAAAGGATAAAGATGCCGCAAAAGAGGTGGAGGCGGAAATCGCCGGCCTATTGGCCGGTTCGCAACCAGCAGTCGAACCTGACAATGCGATGGGGGCATCTGCACCGGACATGCCTATGGCACAACCGGCAGTAGAACAGCAACCCGTCTCTTTGGAGACACCTATGGGGGGTACTACATATGCTGCGTAAGTTGCGAGCCGCGCTGAACTTTATGCGCTTATGCGCATGGACCTATCAAAGCATGCCTGAATGGCGGGATGAAGATGCTATGGGGTTAAGGAATTTTTTCCAGGGGGATACTGGTGAGCGTTTAAGAGCAACGCTCCTGGCTATGACTGTTCAGCAGTCCCTGGACGGTACATCGAGGGCAAGTGATCTGGAGTATCGCGCAGGTTACGCAGCAGGCTTTAGGGGTGCTGTTGCGACCTTGGATGCGCTAATGGCCAAACCGCAGATCACGGATCCGGATCACGAGCCTGGTGTACCAACATACGACGATTTGGCGTGGTTAGAAATGAATAACCATGAGTGACGAAACCACAACTGATAGGAATGAGGAGCGTGAGTCTTTACTGGCGGCATTGAATGCTGCCGACACGTCTTCAAGCGAGGAACCCCAGAAGTCCGAAGAACTCGCATCGGACAATCAGACTGATGAGGAGTCATCTACTACGCCGACAAGTGAGGATACGACCAAGGAATTGGAAGTTGAGGCACCTGAACAAGCAAGCAATGAAGAGACTGAAGAAAAGCCTCTAAGCAACCGGGAAAAGAAATCGAACGAACGCCTTGATAAAGGTTGGGATAAACTCAACGAGGAAAAGGCGGCGATTCGCAAAGAACGTGAAGAGATTGAACACCTGAAGCAACAGTCTTCGGATGATCAAACTTCACCGGACGATTACCGGGAGTTGGCTGAGAAGTACAAGGAGGACGGTGAGACAGAACTCGCTGAACTTGCCTTGGAAAAAGCGAATGAAGTCGAGTCGAGACGAAAACAAAACGAACGCTCTAAAGTAGCCGATGAAATCAAGGGTGCCTGGAATGAAAACCTGAAGGATCTTCAGGAACAATTCCCGGACCTATCAAAATCGGATTCTGAAATGAGCAGGGGTGTTGAACATGTCCTGGAACAACGCCCGTACCTGAAGAATTACTCTGAAGGTATACAGGACGCCGTTGAATTCGTTAACGCAAAGATGATGAGCAAACAGGTTGAGTCATTGCAAAAAGAAAAGGGCGATCTTGAAAGTAAGGTCGCAGAACTAACTAAACAAACAAGTGTTACTGGGGCACCTCCGGGCCGTGAGTCCGGTTCCAGCCTAAACGCGCAAGCGCCACAGGAGCAAGTGAGGGAGAAATTACTCTCAGCACTCCAGCAGGCTGACGATAGTCAGATTGGACTAGGGATATTCAAGTAACACGAAAACTATAGGGGTTAAAATCTAATGGCTAACATGACAACGGGCACCGACAACCTCGATGCCCAATTTCAGACGTATTTCAGTAAAGAGTTGCTGGAATATATAACTAAGTCCTTACAACTGGTACAATTTGCGCAAAAGAAACCTTTGCCAGCAAAAGCCGGTGCCAAGGACGTAAAATGGTTCCGATACGACGAACCATCAACAAGCGCAATCACTACTCTCTCTACTGAGGGTGGCACTTCAGTTACCGAACGTGCGCTAACCTTGGAAGAGGTTACCGCGACACTGGTCCAGTACGGTCAGGTAATATCCTTAACGGATATTCTCCAACTCACTGAGCTATTCGGGCACATGGAGCAGGCAATCAAGGTCACCGGCCAGGATGCTGCTTTGCATGCTGACACAATCGTGCGGGATAAACTCTGCTCGAACGTGACCGGCAAGCAAACTCGCATGGCCAATGGTCTTGCTGACTACGCTGCTGTTAACTCGGCTAACGCTGCCGATGCAACAGTTGAGTTCAATGACCTACTGGATTGCGCAACGCAGTTGAACCAAAACAACACCAGCAAAGTTGGTGGATCGTTCATCGCAGTTGCTTCACCAGAAGTGATCAGTGACCTGATGAAAACCAGTGGTTGGCAGAATGCCGCGAGCTACTCAGCAGTGGAACAACTTTTCTCCGGGGAAGTTGGCCGCCTATGGGGAAATCGCGTGATCTCCAGCACTAACGGGTTCCTCAGTGATGGTAGCACTCAGCACGCTTATGATTCGGCTGGAACAATCCATTCGACTCTGGTGCTTGGTGCCAATGCTTATGGGGTAACCGATATTGCCGCACAGTCTCCTTACTCACCGAAGGTGATGATTGCAGACGGTGCTGATAAATCGGATCCGCTCAATCAGTTGACTAAGATTTCATATAAATCTTACTACGCTGCCGCAGTGCTTCAGCCGAAGTATTACGTTGAGATGTATTCCAAAACTGCTTTCGCATAGAAAGTAGATAATTAACAACCGGGGGAGGTAACTCTCCCCCGGCATTTTCAAAATGCCTTTATACACTTTTATTAAC